CTAGCAGCATATGCAATGGGACATAACACTATATATGGTACTAAAATAGACAGAGGTGTTGTCCTAATATGCACAAAAGACAATCTTTTCCAGCGTTTTGAGGTAGAAGGTAATGAGTTTGTTAATTATCAACATGAGTTCTTAAAAAGAGTAGATCAATATTATAAAAACAAAGCTTGACATAATATCCCACATATAATAAAGTTTCATATAGAAAGGAAAATATATGAATAAGGAAACAATGCCGCTTAGTATGTGGTCTGAAGATGATGGTAAGAAAGTGTTTAAAGTAAAACAATATTATACTTTAACTGTAGAGCAATATGTCAAAGCAAAAGATAGAGATGATGCTTTTGATGTATGGTTGAATAATGGTGGAATTATTAATGATAAGATCACTAGACATTTAACTCAGGAAAGTTTCAATGAATGTGAGACATCATTTATTGATACAGATACTCCTGATACTAAAGTTGAATATGTTGGAACTATAACTCGACTTAGTAAAGATGATCCTTACGAATTGGAATGTGATACTAATGTTCCAGAGGTTGAGGACGACAGTAAAGTAGTACCTTTTAACAAAACATTTGGGAGACACGCATGATGGAAAAAGAATGGAAAGCTTTGAAACTAATAAGAAATATTAAAGATCCAAAATTAAGAGCAGAACTCAGAAAAGATCTTATGAAACTAGTAAAACTTAAACAACAAAAGGCAGCTTTTGATGAGGCAGTTTTAGAATATGGAAATAAGTTTAAATCAACTAAACTACACTAATGAATATATTAAATTGTAAAGATTACGGGATTAAAAAATCTTGGGATGGTTGGAGATCTTATGCTTATGTAAGTGATGGCACTTCTATGGGTCTTATGCCTATAACTTGGGCTAATGAACTGTTTAAAACTAAACAACAAGCTAAGGCATTTATTGATGATTTGGCTGTAAAGAATGGATGGAAAAAATGAAACAGACAGATATAGAGTTTATAAAAATTCAAGATGATATTTCTCACTTTATAAGAAAAATGCAAAAAAGAATAATGAAACTAGATAAAGCAGATCGTATAATTACTGTTAAATCTTATCTTATATTTTTTGTAGTATTTTGGACTGAAATAGAAATGTATTCTGATTACTTAAAGAAAGTAGAAAAAAAAGATAATGATTTTAAAGAACATGCTAAATTTAAAATAGAAGAAGTGATGAATGGTGATGGACCAGAATCAATTACATATAACTAAAGGAGAAAATATGAGTATGAAAGACTATGCAACTCAAATGGTTGAGAAACAACTTGACGTTGTAAAGGAGTTATTGGTTAATAATGAAATAACCGAGGCTCAAGCTGCGGACAAAATAGAACAAATAGAAAATTTAGAACTAGTCACAAACATGGAATCAGGGGACATTGCCTATGAGATGGTAATGGAAAGCCGAAGCTAATTGTGGCAAGATTAAGGCAACATTGTGGCAAAAGTGTGTTTGTTGCATAAATGTCACACATTTGTGGTGCCCATGTGGAGCCCGTGTGGTGTTTTTTAGTGGCGTATTTCCTCATTTGTGGAGTTCTTGTGGTGCTTTTGAAATTGATTAGAATCATTGGTACGTATAGAGAATCATCAATTTGTGGTGCTTTTGAGGGGGTCTGGAGGGGTAAAGTGAAAAATTTTTTTTCATTTACCCTAAAATGAACCCTAATAGTACCACAAAATAGGTTAAGTCATTGATTTATATATATAATATCGTTTTTAAAAGCTCCACATGGAGCACCACATGAACACCACAAACACCACAAACAAGGAAAATAGCCACTTATTTAAATATCAAAAGCACCACATGACCCTATAAATAATATCTAAAATGATTTAGATTGATTTATATGAATAAATTCAATTATGACCTATATGAAATATCTTGGGAAGATATTTGCAGTGATTCTGGATGGGCTTCAGAAGTTGAATTTGATAAATTATCTGTAAGTCATTGTATTTCAATTGGTTTTATTTTTAAGAAAACACAAAAATATTTATGGATATTTTCTTCTTATGAGATAAATGATCTTGGCGAAATTAACTTTGGAGATCGAACGGTAATTCCGCTATCTAACATAACTAAAATGGAGAAGATATGGGTAAGAAAAAACAAGAAACAATCCAAGACATACTAGATAGAATACAAGAAGATATTGATTCTATCAGAGACAAAGCTGAAGAATTAGAAAATCACGATTGTGATTCTGATTCAGATGAGCCGGACGATTGGTCTGATGAAGACGAAGACGAAGAAGAATAGTTCACTAAAATCTTTTCTTTCTTTGGAGGTCGTTGGGGTTTTCCTAATCTAATATCTTTTTGTTTTTGTACAACATCAGATTTTAGTTCATCAACTTCAACACCTTCAAGGATTGGAGAGTATTCATCCAATACTTCTGCAATTCTTTTATCTAATTCTTCCTCTGATAAATCATCTAATTTTCCGGTCCTGATAATTTTTTGTTCAACGTATAACCCGGCAACCTTGCCTCTAGCTACTTCTGCATTAACAGCAGCGCTCCAGGCTTTATTCTTCAAAGCTTCATTTTTAATTTTACCTAATTCTGTAATATGACTTTCAAAAGTAATGTCATATTTCTTTTGATTTTCTGCTCTTAACTCTCCAATATATTGAACAACCAATGGAGATATTTTTGGGTTCTGAAGTTTATAAGCAGCGTTCCTAGCTGTATCAGGAGAGTACCCTGCAGCTACGGCTGCTTCAGTTCCATTCATTCTTCCCTCATTAGTTACTAATTCATGAGCGAATTTTATCTGCATTTCTGTAAGTCTTTTTACTTGTCCCATACACTTGATCTTATAGGTTAACTTTGGTATATTTGCAACAATCATTCATCTCCAAATAAATGATCCTGGGGTTGGCTTACGACATGGGTTAGACTTCATTACCCATTGATACTGAGCCCCAGGTTAAAAAGGAATAGTTATGCAGGGTAGATTTTTAAGACAGATAGTAAATAAATTTATGGTAGAATCTGAAGTTGCGAATAATGCAAGAGTTCAGGTTTATATGCCCAATGGAGAAACCTTTGATGTAAAAGGTATTCAATTAATGGAAAATAAAATTATTGGAGAAAGAGAATCTCATAGATTAATCATTACAGTTGAGCCTACAAAATGGGGTATGGGTAAGATGATTAAACGAATTACATAATGCAAATTGTAACTTGAATTTTAAGTGAGACCTGAATCAAAATTTTGGCACGAAGTTAAGAAAAACATAACTGAAATTTCCTTTACAAGACTTGAGTCTTGGGCCTCGGCTGGTGTTCCGGATCTCTTGTGCTATAACAAATCTGGTAAATTTTTTACCATTGAGTTGAAGGTGACAAGGGGTGAATTTCCAATCCTCTCAGCGCATCAAATTAGCTTCCATGTCCGTCATCCTAATAATACTTTCATCCTGCAAAAGGCCCTCGGTCCTTGTACCATAAAACTTTATGAAGGATCAAAGATCATGCAGCTTGCAAACCATGAGCCTTGTGCCTGTGTTGCTGAAGGTTGGACCAAGGTCCAGGAACATCTTGTCAATGTGACATAATGTCGCAGGCAGCCAACTAAAAACCTGTGGGCGGGGCCCACCCAAAAAAAAAAAAAAACAAGCTGCTTGTAAGCTTGCGAGCCATGCTTGCGCCTTGGACCAAGGCTCCTGCTCCTCCCCCGCTTGCGAGCGGGGTTTAAATATTAAATATTACCTAGCCCCCAGAACGGGGGCTAGTTACAACGTAGGAAGATCTTTAGCCGTTACCGTAGTTTAAATTCGCCAGGAAATATTCACCAGCTTTTATTTTTTCTTCGGTTTCTTTTGTACCTTCATTCAAAAACAATCTTCTATATTTGGAAGTTGTTTTGGAATAGTTCCAATAGGTTTTGTCTAATTCCACATAATCAGGGCCGTTAGGGTCGCCCGTGATCCTGGCAATTATGCTCTTGTAACTTTGGAAGGTTTTTCTTTTCACCGTGTAGGATGGTGATCCATCCTGGTGAAGATATTCTTCTATGATGAATTGATTCGGGATTTTATTACCCTTATTACTCACCATATTTTCAACTTTTAAGTGTGTGCTTCTCATATTGCTTTCTCCTGGATTGTTATTTTTCTTTCAACCTTTTCTTGTTTATCGTTTAAAGTTTTAAAGTAATTTAAAACTTCATCTTGTGTTTCTTTAGGCAGCAGATCAAAACCTCCGAAGAAGTAAGATCCAACTGGATCTTTTAAAGCTTGCCTTCTTATTTTGTTTTGATGGTATCTGCCTATATTTTTTATAGTCATTTTTTACCTTTCGTTGATGTAATTATATCCTACAATCTCCCATCTTGTCAAATCTTATTTTGCGCCTTGTTGCCTGGACCCTGATTCAAGGCGCTTGCAACCTGAGGTTATGTCAATGCGACATAGTGTCGCACCCCACTAAACACTTGTGGGCGGGGCCCTCCCAAGAAATAAAAAAACACTAAACACTTGTGGGCGGGGCCCACCAGGGATTTATATATACACTTGTGAACTTGCTAGCTGCGCTTGTAGGCTTGTGATTTTTTATTTTTTATTGGGGTTGTGGCGCCCGTTATTTGGGCGCCAGACTCTTTTGTTTCTCAAAAACCTAGTCTTTGATTTCCTTTACTGTATCAAGTTTTAAGTTTTCTTGTGCCTCTTCTTTAGCATCAGACAAATCTAAAACACCTGTTTCGAACATGTCCTTAGCTTCTTTTTCAGAAGATGCTTCCACTTCAATTGATTCTAAAATGTCTGAAGTGAAATATATTTTATATGCTTTCATTTTTTATCCTTTCGTTGTGCTGTGTGGAATACAGGTTAATCCCAGTTTTCTCCACACAACAGAAGCAATCATATATTATCCTACATTATTATCAATAAATAAATTTCTCCATGTTCCATGATTCGAGGTCAATGAATTCAAATAAGTCAATGCGACATATTGTCGCACTTGTTACTAAATACCTGTGGGCGGGGCCCTCCCAAGAAACACTAAACACTTGTGGGCGGGGCCCACCCTAAAAAAAGAAAAAAAATAAATGAAAATATGATTTGACTTATTCTGGGATATTATGGTATAATTCCAATCACTAACAACGAAAGTAATAATATGACAAAAACTAAAACAAGACTAAATACTGATTTAAGAAAAAAAATCGGTGGTTTAATTTTATCTCACTTTGAGAATGAAAAAACTACCGAGTATGAAAACTTTAAATCAGCGAAAGAGGATATAACTGTTGCATATGATAGAGCATTTAAAACTGCTACTAAAGTTGTTCAACGAGCATATCCAACCGATGATGTTGCAACCCTACAAAAGTTCAAAGTTAAATATGGTAATGCCGTTGATGTTGTTGCAAAAGATAGTTGTTTTTATTTTGCTAATACTGAAATGGCAGTAGAAAACGAAAGAGATAATAACGAACATTTTGACTTTAAATTGGACGCAACGATGAGTGGACGATTTAATAGTGTGGACTTTGGTTTAGCTTATTTTAGAGATGAACTAAAAGGGGCTGGACTAAACCCAGAAATAAATATCCAACAGCAAGAAAAACAATCAAGCCCATACTTAACTCAAGAACTTGATAAATGTAAAAAATTCTTGGGTATGTATCAAGGCGATACAAGTGGAATATCTGAACAATGGAATAACAAATATTCTCTTGATGTAATTGGAACTAGCTATTGTCGTTCAAGAACAATTCCTTGTTCGGCTAATGAATTTGAACAAATGAGAGCATTTAAAAATGCAAGACAATCTTTTGTTCAATCTCACTACACTTGGGCTGAAAATATCCATAAAGATATGCAACAAATAAATAATGGTCTAAAAGATTATAAATATCTTTCGGACGCAATAGAACTCGCTGGGCGCCTTGGTTTAAATGTTAGTGAAAACGAATTGCAAAGAACAGTTGGGGTTTCATTGACTATTTATCAACCAGAAAACTTGGCTAATTTAATTTTGTCAAGACGAGTGAAACAAGACAACAAAGCTGTGATTGCTCGATTTAAAAAATCAAGACAAGCACAAGCGAGTGTGAACTAATATGAAACACCTTTGCCAAGGCAACAAGTGCCATACATACGACACTCAATCAAGAATTCGTGGAACTAAAGGCAATAAAGTTTTGCGAACGAGAACAGCAAGATATGATATTGAGGACAGTTATTTTCAAGAGAATAGGAACTGGCTCAATAGTTGGGAGTTTTATTTCTGTGATGAGAGATGTATGAATGACTGGTTAAAACAACATTTAGATAATTTAATGTTGTCAGTTGGAATAAAAACAAAACCAAGTGAAACTCCAATCGATGTTATTAAAGAAACTAAAACAGGCTGGAGGGGCGAGTATATTGATACTAAAATCGTTGTAAGGGCTTAAATAAAAAAGGGAACAGGGCTTGTCGCCCTGTTCCCTGTTCCGATATTCTCAATTATTTTTTTCGTGTTTCTCTATACTTTGTATCAAAGTCCTTTTCTTGTTTTCTATTGATTAATAAAACTATCCAATAGAATAAAGCAACAAGCAACAAGGACAACGAGGCAAAAGTTATAAAGTAATCATATAACTCATTTATTGTTTCAAGCATAAACTACCTTTGTTGTTTCCCTTTCCTCAAATGTTTCGACAATATCCATAATGGTATCATCGCACTTTGTTATAATAAAGGAAAGTATTTCACTTTCCTTTGTTGTTAGCCCTTGCTCAACAAATTGTTGAGCAAGGTTATCAGTTATATTTATTTCAGTTTCCATATTAATTACTGTTTGGATTCCAGATACAAAGTTTTAATTGACTTTCCAAACTTTTAACAAGTTCAGCTGGCTTTGAATCGTGTTTATCAAATCGTAAGCCAGTAAAGTTATCTATGTATCCTACTTTTTCATTGTTATAAAAAACATCGCCAGATTTTTTATCTGGAAAACTAAAACCAATTTGTTTTAGTTCTTTTTCGTGTTCTTTTGATACCCATAGTTCCATATTATTACTTTCGTTGTTAGTGATTATATCTTACAATATCCTATATTTAATGTATATAGTTATTTGCCACAATTCAAAAGATATTTGTATTATAATTCAATAGGATATTCTGTGATATATTTATCACTATTAAATACCTGTGGGCGGGGCCCACCCTTACCGATAATATATACATGTGGGCGGGGCCCACCAAGGACTCACCCCCCCCATCATAGAGGTCCCAATGGGTTTACGATTTACTTTTATTCTAAGGAGGGGGGAGAGGGTAAATCAATTAAAGGGGTCCCAGTCATACCCTTTAGTCTAAGATTTACATAGTTATAGTTAATAAATTCATTTTGAGTTCTAAATTACTTTTATTCTAAGTAGGGGGGAGGGGTAAAAAATATTTAAGGTACCATATAAGGGGACCCTATAGGTTATAAAATTACCTATGGATTTATACTCCCGGGGGTGTTAAAAACAATTTAGGTACCATAATTATATTATGCTTGATAAAGAAAATTTAAAAAAACTTAGAAATATAAATAATATTAAAGACCCTGAAGTTAGAAAAAAAGTTAAATTAAATTTTCTAATGTCTATTAAAAAGAATACAGACAAAAATATTCGTTCTGATTTTCTAACATTTGTAAAATATATTTGGCCAGATTTTATTGAAGGCTCCCACCACAAAACTATTGCAGATAAATTTAATAGATTAAGATCAGGAGAATTAAAAAGATTAATTATCAATATGCCACCAAGGCATACTAAATCAGAATTTGCTTCTTACTTTTTACCTGCATGGATGATTGGTAATGATCCTAAATTAAAAATTATTCAAGCAACTCACACAGCAGAACTTGCAGTTAGATTTGGTCGTAAAACAAAAAACTTAATTGACTCAGCTGAATATAGAGAAATATTTAATACAAGATTACAAGAAGATTCAAAAGCCGCTGGTCGTTGGGAAACGGACAAAGGTGGTGAATACTTTGCTGTCGGTGTCCAAGGTGCGGTAACCGGTAGGGGTGCTGATCTACTCATCATTGATGATCCACATTCAGAACAAGATGCAAATTCTTCAACTGCATTTGAGAAAGCATATGAATGGTATACTTCAGGTCCACGTCAACGTCTTCAACCTGGTGGAAGAATCGTTTTAGTTATGACGAGATGGAGTACAAAAGATTTAACTGCACAATTGCTCAAGGCTCAAGGAGCAGAAGATAAAGCTGATAAATGGGAAGTTGTAGAGTTTCCAGCAATCTTACCATCAGGTAAAGCAGTGTGGCCACAATATTGGAAGTTAGAAGATTTACTAGCAGTTAAAGCATCAGCAGGTGTTTCTAAATGGAATGCTCAATACATGCAAAATCCAACTTCAGAAGAAGGAGCCATTATTAAACGTGAGTGGTGGAAAGATTGGGAAGAAGATTATGTGCCTGCAATTGAACATGTAATTCAATCTTATGATACTGCATTCTTAAAAAAAGAAACTGCGGATTATTCGGCGATCACAACATGGGGTGTATTTTATCCAGACCAAGACTCTGGTCCAAATTTAATATTGCTTGATTCAATTAAGAAGCGTGTAGAGTTCCCTGAACTAAGGCGCCTGGCTCACGAACAATATATGTATTGGAAACCTGAAACAGTTTTAGTTGAAGCTAAAGCATCGGGTCTTCCATTAACTTATGAACTTAGACAAATGGGAATACCCGTTGTTAATTACACACCATCAAAAGGTAATGATAAACATGCAAGAGTTAATGCTGTTGCACCTCTATTTGAATCTGGAAAGATATGGGCACCAAAAGGTAAACAATTTGCACAAGAAGTTATTGAAGAATGTGCTGCATTTCCACATGGAGACAATGACGATTTAGTAGATTCTATGACCCAGGCATTAATGAGATTTAGACAAGGTGGGTTGATTTCTCATCCAGAAGACTATAAAGATGAGCCTACCACAAGGGTAAATAGAACATATTATTAATATGATTGAAAAGAAAATTAGTTACGAAATTAATATTGAAAAACCTAGTAAGACAAAACCTATAAAACAAGGTGGAGTTTTTAATTATTTAGGAAAACAAAAAACAGTTAATGCTCCAGTTAAATGGAGATCATCTAAAGATCATCCAATAGCACATCTTTCATATATTACAAAAGATGAACAAAAAATTTTAATAGATTTAAATTTATATGGTTCATTAAAAGGTAAACCTAACAAAGGTCCATTTGGACTTCCATCATTACAAGGATCTGGAAGTGGATCGGGTGGAGATGGAGGATCGTCTGGTGGAGATTCAGGAGGAGATAGTGGACAAGGAGATAGTGGCCCAGGAGGATCAGATGAAGGATCTGGACACGGAGGACCAGGGCCAGGATCTGCTGGAGAATCTACTGGAGACGCTCCAGGAACACAAGGTGGAACAGTAGGAGAAGCTGAAGCAGCGGCACAAGCAGATGCACAATCTATAACAGCGGACAATATATCAACTCAAGCTCAAGCAGATCAAGAAGATGCAGCAACAGCTGCAGCAGCAAATACAGGAGTAATGGGAGCTCTTTCAAACGCAGTCCAAAATGCAATTGCAAATGCTAGGGCTAATCCAGTTTCAACAGCAATAGGAATGGCATTCGGACCAGTTGCAGGTTTAGCTGCAAGAGGAATTTCTGCAGCAGTAGATGCTGCTAACAGAGGAGTAACAGGACCAAGTGACGATACTCAAGAATCAACATCAGTTCAAAGTGGACCAGCACAAAGTCCAGGAGGTGATGGTGGAATAACTACATTACCTCAGTATGCTCCATTATATAATCAAGCAACTGGAGATCCTTTATTAGATTCTTTAATAGCAAGATATAAAATGAATCCTGCTTCTTTTGGAATATAATGAAAAAATTAACAACAACTATACCACCTAAATCAGGACCCAACCCACAGGGCTTGAATGTTACTTATAATAAGGTTAAGATAGTGAACTCGGAGAAATTAAATGGCAACTATAGACAAATCACTTCCAAACGAAGTTATAAATAAAATTGAAATAGAAAATCCAGAGGCTTCTGCAGAAGAAATTGTAGAACTTCAAGAATCTATTCCAAGTGCAGAGAACACAGAAATTACTCCAACTTCAGATGGAGGAGTTGAAATTAATTTTAATCCAGGAGCTTTTAATCAAGGTGAAAGTGTAAACCATTTTGATAACTTAGCAGAATTATTACCGGAAGATGTTTTAGGACCTTTAGGTTCAGAACTTTATCAAAATTTTTTAGATTATAAAACATCACGTCAAGATTGGGAACAAACTTATACTCAAGGTTTAGATTTACTTGGATTTAAATATGATCAAAGAACAGAACCATTTCAAGGAGCAAGTGGTGCAACTCATCCAGTATTGGCAGAAGCAGTTACACAATTTCAAGCTTTAGCTTACAAAGAATTATTACCAGCAGATGGACCAGTTAGAACTCAAATAATTGGAAACTCTTCTAGAGAAAAAGAAGATCAAGCTGTACGTGTTAAAGATTTTATGAACTATCAAATTATGGATGTCATGAGAGAATATGAACCAGAGTTTGATCAAATGTTATTTTATTTACCTTTATCAGGATCTACTTTTAAAAAAGTTTATTATGATGATTTACTTGGAAGAGCTGTTTCTAAATTTGTACCAGCAGAAGATTTAGTTGTTCCTTATTCAGCGACATCATTAGATGATGCTGAAGCAATCATGCATACAATAAAAATTTCTGCAAATGAATTAAGAAAACAACAAGTCGCAGGATTTTATAGAGACTTAGATTTATTACCAAGTGATGATTCTGTTACAGATACATCTGATGTAAAATCAAAAGAGAGAGAAATTGAAGGAGTTACTAAATCGGGTTATGAAGATATCTTTACATTAGTAGAATGTCATGTAAACTTGGATCTCGAGGGCTTTGAAGATCGTGATCCCAACGGGGAAATGACTGGAATTAAACTTCCTTACATTGTGACGATAGAAGAAAGCTCTCGTGAAATTTTATCTATTCGTAGAAATTATGAAATAGGTGATGTTAAGAAAAATAAGATTCAATACTTCGTTCATTTTAAATTTTTACCAGGTTTAGGATTTTATGGATTTGGTTTAATTCATATGATCGGTGGGTTATCAAGAACAGCCACATCTGCTTTAAGACAATTAATAGATGCAGGAACTTTATCTAATTTACCAGCAGGATTTAAAATGCGTGGTATTAGAATCAGAGACGATGCTCAATCTATTCAACCGGGTGAATGGAGAGATGTAGATGCTCCAGGGGGAAACCTTAGAGATGCATTTATGACTCTACCTTACAAAGAACCTTCTCAAACTTTATTACAATTAATGGGAGTCGTGGTTCAAGCAGGTCAAAGATTTGCTTCTATTGCTGATATACAAGTAGGTGATGGTAATCAACAAGCAGCAGTAGGTACAACCGTAGCTTTACTTGAAAGAGG